TCGCCCTCCGTGATGGCGAGGACGACGTCGTCACGTGCCAGTACCTGCGCGAGAAGGACGCGCGAGAGTGTGGGGCCGTCGTCTACGTGCTCTCGCTCCCGGGCGGCGTCCGCTTCACCTGGCAGGTGCTCTTCGAGGAGGTCAAGCTCTTGCGCGGGAAGCAGACGCACGAGATTCTGGAGTACCTCAGCTCGACCAATCCGTTCGCCCTTGAACCGGCGCCAGGTCCCGCGAAGTAACCGCGGGCGTGGCGCCTTTTTCGTGCCCTGACATGCAACTCGAGATCACCGTCGATCCGAAGCAGGCGCTGAAGGACCTCAAGGCTGACCAGGAGCGTCATGTGCCCTACGCGCTCTCGCGCGCGGTGAATTCGACCGCGCTCGATGTGCAGCGGGCCATCCGCAATCGCCAGCGCTCGATCTTCACCCTGAGACGTCCGGAATGGGCCGATCGGTCCGTGAAGATGGTGAAGTTCGCCACGAAGACTGATCCCGTCGCGCAACTCGGCATCCATCCGCCAGGGGCGATGGGTGATCGCCGCGCCGACATCATCGGGAAGTTCGAGGACCAGACGGTGAAGCTCCCGAAGGGCCGCACGATCGCGATCCCCGTGAGCTCGCGCATCAAACGCGGGAACGCAGGGATCATCGCGAAAAGAGACCGTCCCCGAGCCTACAACTTCCGGAAGGTCGGAAATCGCATCGTCGGGGATCGTGGGACGTTCATCTTGCGCAAGGCGGATGGCTCAGGGCTCATCATGCAGCGTGAAAAGGGCGGTCGCTCGAGGGGAGCAGCGCACGTGCTCTACATCCTCGCCAGGCGTGCACGCATCAAGCCCAACCTGCGCTTCCAGGCTACTGCCCAGCTGGTGGTGGATACCCGCTTCACTGAGCACATGGTGCGTGAGCTGGATAACGCACTGAGGACAGCACGATGAGACAGGCCAATGCTGATATCCATGTGAGCACAGAGCTGCTCAGGATGATCCTCGATCTGCCTTCGAGTTATCGCATCGTTGGTGCAGAGACGTCGATGATCTGCGTGTGAGGCTGCGGTGTTGAGTGCCCCACGACGCACCCGCGTTGGGTCCTTCCTGAGCGGTCCACCGGGGGTGACGCGCGACCCCGATCTTTTTGTATACACCCGCGACTAAATCGCCTGTCTATGTCTCGTTCCGTTCGACCGTGGGTTCTTTCGCAGCGCGGGAAGATCACGCTGCAGAAAGGCTACCGCGCGCACCAGCGCGGCGACGTTGCGACCGCGCTTCGCTGCTACCGGCGCGTGCTCGACGAGAACGCGTACAACCCGATCGCGCTCCACTACGCGGCGCTCGCGGGATTCCAGATCAACCAGTACGCGCGCCAGGAGAAGAAGCCCGCCGCGGACGACGAGGTGATGCGCATGATGGCGCTGTCCGTGGCGTACGCGCCGGATAACGCGGCCGCGGTGCACAACTTCGCGAAGTTCAAGCACGACCGCGGTGAGCTCGGGGAGGCGCGCACGCTGTATCTGAACGCGCTCGAGCTGAATAACCAGCTCGCGGAGTCCTGGACGAATCTCGGCAACGTCTGCGGGGAGCTCGGCGATCGCGCGGCCGCTGAGGAATGCTGGAACCGCGCGCTCGCGTGCCCGGCGTCGCCGGCGGCGGAGGCGCGGTTCAACATCTCGATGCTCAAGCTGCTCCGCGGCGAGTACGACGAGGGGTGGGCCGACTACGAGTGCCGCTGGGGCTGCGCAGGGTTCCGGATCGGGTATGGCCGCCCGGAGATCAAGGGCGCACGCTGGGACGGATCCCCGGTCGACGGGACGCTGCTGCTGCATGGCGAGCAGGGCGCCGGCGACGTGATCATGATGGCGCGCTACATCCCGCTCGCGCAGCAGCTGGTGACGAAGGTGATCGTCGAGGTGTTCCCGAGCCTCGTCGAGTACGTGCGCGCGACGTTCCCTGGCGTCGAGGTGGTCGAGAAGGGCGGCGAGATCCCAGGGCATCATGTGCAGCTGCCGATGATGTCCCTGCCGGCGGTCTTCAGGACGTCACTCGCGACGATTCCCCGCCCGATCCCGGCGAAACTCGACGGGATCCGGCCGGAATCGGGTCGAATCGGGGTCTGTTGGAAGGGCTCTCCGACGCATCCGAACGACCGCACACGGTCTGTTCCGTTCGAGTCGGTGGAGCAGTTGCTCGAGCTGCCCGGCGTCACCTGGCAGTCGCTCCAGTACGGGGAGTCGCCGGCGCCGCTCCAGGCGCTCGAGGCGGCCGATTATCTCGATACCGCGCGCGCGATCGCGCGCTGCGAGCTTGTGATCACGGTCGACACGTCGGTCGCGCACCTTGCGGGCTCGCTTGGCGTCGAGACCTGGCTGCTCCTGCCATATGTCAGCGAGTGGCGCTGGCTGCAGGACCGCACGGACAGTCCCTGGTATCCGACGATGTACCTCTGGCGCCAGGCGAAGGCCGGCGACTGGGGCGAGCTGCTCGCGCGCGTGCGGGGCGCGCTCACCGAGATCCTGGAGGTCGCGGCGTAATGCACGAGACCCTGAAGGCCATGAAGCGCCGGCAGCGGGATCCCAACTTCACATCCCGCTACTTCGTCGGGCACGGCATCGACATCGGCAGCGGCCCGGATCCGCTCGGCCACCAGAAGCTCTACGACGCCTGGCCGATGATGCAGGCCTGCGACGAGTGGGACATCGAGGACGGCGACGCGCAGGTGATGGAGGGTGTGCCGGATGCGACGTACGACTTCGTGTACTCGTCGCACACACTCGAGCACGTGGTGGAGCCGTTCGCGACGCTCCTCCGGTGGTGGCAGATCCTGAAGCCCGGGGGGCACCTGGTCGTCGTCGTGCCCGACGAGGACATGTACGAGCGCGGCGTCTGGCCGCCGCACTTCAACACGGACCACAAGCACACCTTCGCCCTGGCGAAGGCGACGAGCTGGTCGCCGGTGAGCCGAAACCTTGACGACCTGCTCCGCTCGCTCGGCGGCGAGGTGATCAAGATCGAGCGCATCGAAGAGAACTTCGTCTTCGGCGCGCCGCCCGAGGTGGATCAGACGTCGATGTCGATCGCTGAGTGCTGCATCGAGGCGGTCGTTCGGAAACCACGTGTCCACGTCCGAGCGGAATAAGGCGCACGAGCTCCCGAAGAGCGAGTTCGCGACGCTCTTCGGGATGAGCGAGAAGCAGCTCGAGCGGTACTGCCAGCTGGGGATGCCGCACCGAAAGAAGTCGGGCCGCGTGTTCATCGCGATGCCCGAGGGCCGCGTCTGGTACCACAAGCACCTCGAGCAGAAGGGCGAGTCGAAAGCGAAGCCCAAGGGAGACCGCTCCGCCTACATCGATCGCCAGGCCGCGGCGGCCGCGGAGATGGCGGAGATCGAGCTCGCGAAGGCGCGCGCCGAGCTGATGACCGTCGCGGACTTCGAGCGGCTCCTGGGCGACGCGTTCGCGCGCGTCCGCGCCCGGCTCACGAATCTGCCGCCGCGGATCGCCGGCATCGTGCTCGGCGCGAAGACCATCCAGGAGGCGCAGGCGCGCGTCGAGCCGCTGGTGCGCGAAGCCATGGAGGAGCTGCGCCGAGCGGACGACGTACCCGCCGGCGACGACGGCGAGGACGCCGCGGCATGACCGAGACCGCCCTGGACCACCTCGAGGGCGCGCACGTCGCGCTCGAGAAGGAGCACGAACTCCGGAAGCGCATCTTCGCGCCGCCGCCGAAGCTCACGGTCGCGGAGTGGGCGGACCGGTTCCGGATGCTCACGTCGATCGCGTCCGCGGAGCCGGGCCGCTGGCGCACGGACCGCGCACCCTATCAGCGCGGCATCATGGACGCGTTCTCGGATCCGATGGTCGAGCGCGTGGTGGTGATGTCGAGCGCGCAGGTCGGGAAGACCGAGATCGTCCTGAACGTCGCCGGCTACTTCATGGACCAGGATCCCTCGCCGATCCTCGTGCTGCAGCCGACGATCGACATGGCCCGCGCGTTCTCGAAGGACCGGCTGAAGGAGATGGTGAAGTCGACGCCGGCGCTCCGGAAGAAGATCAAGGAGTCAGGCCGCCGCGAGGCCGAGGACACGATCCTCCACAAGCAGTTCCCGGGCGGGCACATCACGATGGTCGGCGCGAATTCCGCCGCGGGCCTCGCCTCGAGGCCGATCCGCGTCGTCCTGAACGACGAGGTCGATCGCTTCCCCGCCTCGGCGGGATCCGAGGGCGACCCGGTGTCCCTGGCGAAGAAGCGCACCGCGACGTTCTGGAACCGGAAAGAGGGCCTCTTCTCGACGCCGACGATCAAGGGCGTATCCCGGATCGAGGCGGCGCATGACGAGGGCGACCAGCGGAAGTACTTCGTCCCGTGCCCGCACTGCGGGCACAAGCAGCACCTCCGCTGGTCACAGCTCGACTTCGAGACGGCGAGCTACACGTGCGAGGAGTGCGGCGCGCTGATCCCCGAGACCGAGAAGCCTGGGATGCTCGCGAAAGGCGAATGGATCGCCACGCACCCCGGCCCGCGTACGGCGAGCTTCCACATGAACGCGCTGTACTCGCCCTGGGTGACGTGGCGCGAGCTGATCACGGAGTTCCTCGAGGCGAAGAAGTCGCCCGAGACGCTCCAGGTGTTCATGAACACCGTGCTCGGCGAGACCTGGGAGCTGGACGGCGAGGGCGTGAACACCGACGCGCTGGCCGCGCGGCGCGAGCCGTATGCCGCTGAGGTGCCCGCCGGCGTCGGCGTCCTCACGGGCTTCGTGGACGTGCAGCGCGACTGGATCGAGCTGCTCGTGAAGGGCTACGGCGCCGGGCAGGAATCCTGGGCAATATCGCACCACCGTCTGACAGGCAATCCGGCGCTGCCGGACGTGTGGGCTCGGCTCGACGTGCTCCTGCTCAAGGAGTACCAGCACGAGCTCGGGGCCGTCATGCACCTCGCCGCGGTGGGGATCGACAGCGGTGACGGAGAAATGACGCCCCACGTGTACGCTTTCGTCCGCGATCGGCAGAAGCGCGCCGTGGCGCCCTGCTACGCGACCAAAGGCCTGTCCGTGCGCGGGAAACCGATCCTCAACCCTCCGGCGAAGAAGCCGAACAAGTACGGGGTGAAGGTGATCCCGGTCGGCACGGATACGGCCAAGGACCTGATCTTCCAGCGGCTCAAGCTCGAGCGGAAGCCCGGCGAGCTGGCGCCGCCTGGATACATGCACTTCCCGCTGCCGCAGGCGCACGGTCTCGACGACGAGTACCTCGCGCAGTTCGGACGGGAGAAGGTCTTCGTGCGCCACGTGAAGGGCGTGCCGGTCCGGGAGTACCACACGGTGCCGAAGGGCGCCAGGAACGAGGCGATCGACCTCGAAGTCGGGAACCTGGTGATGCTCCACCTCCTCGGTCCCGGCGTGTACGACTACCTGGGCGCCTGGGTGGAACGCGTTGCGAAGGAAGGCGAGCGCCGTCGCGCAGCTGGCGCGCATACGCCGTCGGCGCCGGACCAGTCGGTGACGCCGGCGCCCGTGAAGCCGGCGCAGTTCCCGACCCCGGTGGGCCCGCGGCCGCCGCGCCGGCCGCCCGGATCCGGGTGGACGAATAGCTGGCGCCGGTGAGCCTCCGCTTGCGCGGAGGGACCGAACGGCCGTAATATCGTGAAGGCGGGCAAGTGCCCGCCGGACAATTCGACTGCCTTTGACCAGGCGCTGTGCCCCAACCCGGGGCCCGGCGCCTTTTCGCGTTTGGGGGGTCTCGCACTGACCGTACAACTCAAGGACGAGGCGCCGAAGCAGATCATCGCCGGCGACACGATTGAGTTCTACGCGGCCATCCCGAGCGATCTCGAGGGATGGACCGGCTCGGCGCGTCTCACCGGGCCGTCGCAGATGGACGCGACGTCCGTCGCGACCGAGAGCGGGAAGTTTCGCGTGAAGTTTCAGGGCTCGAGCGGCACGAGCGCGCTCACCGCCGGCCAGTACCTGCTCACCGTCTGGGCGACGAGCGGGAACGATCGCTACACGGTGTACCAGGCGGGCATCACCGTGAAGGCGAATCTCGCCACCGGGACGCCGGCGCAGTCGCACGCGCAGAAGATGCTCTCGATCATCGAGACCGCGATCTACAACCGCGTGAACCAGAGCTCCGGCACGGCGTCGACGACGACGGAGGGCGGCGTCGAGAGCTACTCGATCGATGGCGTCTCGGTCTCGAAGCTGTCGATGGCTGACCTGCAGCGGCTCCGGAACAAGTACGCCGCCGAGGTCCAGGTCGAGCAGAACGGCGCCGCGCCGATCGGTCGCGTGAAGACCGTCTTCACCGCGGCGGGCACGATCCCGCAGCTCAAGCGGAGGTACAGCTGATGGGCCTCGGCTCCTGGCTGACAGCGGCGCGCGGTCGCCTGGCGAAGGCCATCGCGCCGACTGCGCCCGCTCCGCGCGGCCGCGCGGCCTATGCCGCGGCGCAGTTCAACCGGCTCACGCAGGACTGGATCCTCGCGACGCGTCGCTCGGCGGAGAACGAGCTCCGGTACGACCTGCGCACGCTGCGCAACCGGGCGCGCGAGCTCCTGCGCAATTCGCAGTTCGGCGAGCGGTACCACCAGATCCTCGCCGAGAACATCATCGGGCCCGATGGCATTCGCCTCCAGGCGAAGAACCTCACGAAGGAGGGGAAGCTCCACCTCGCGGCGAACGCCGGGATCGAGGCCGCCTGGGGCGATTGGGCCACGCCGGACAACTGCGATGTCGCCGGGAAGCTGTCCCTCACGGAGCTGCTCTCGCTCGCGGTCTCGAACTGGGGCAACGACGGCGAGATCCTGATCCGCTTCTACCGCGGACCGCGCTTCGGGCCGTACGGGCTGCAGCTGCAGGTCCTCGACCCGGATCTCCTCGACGACCAGCTGTACCGGGAAGCCTCGCCGGGCGTGAACGCGATCAAGCAGGGCGTGGAGGTCGACGAGCTCGGGAAGCCGGTCACGTACTGGCTCTACAAGCAGCACCCGGACTTTGGTGGCGTGAATCAGGAGCGCGTGCCCGTGCCGGCGGCAGACATCATCCACGCCTTCCTCCCGAAGCGCCCGGGGCAGCCACGCGGGATCCCGCACGCGTCCGCGGTGATGATGACCATCCGGATGCTCGACGGCTACATCGAGGCCGAGCTCGTGGCGGCTCGCACCGCCTCCGCGACGATGGGCGCGCTCGAGGACATCTCGACGGATGGCACCACGGCGCCGGCCAGTCCGGACGCCGGCGGCGGGGAGATCCCGATGGAGGCGGAGCCTGGCGCGCTCCTGGATCTCCGCGGCCGCGCGGCGAAGCTCGCGCTCTGGGATCCGCAGCATCCGACGCAGGCGTTCCCCGACTTCACGAAGACGCTCTCGCGCTTCGCGGCGATCGGCCTGGGTGTGTCGTACGGCACGCTCACCGGCGACATGAGCGACGCGAACTACTCGAGCATGAAGGTCGGCCGGCAGCCGGAGATCGACCACTGGAAGCGCTTTCAGGGTTTCGTGATCACGCACGTGCTGGTGCGCGTGTACCGCGAGTTCCTCGCGGCCGCGCTGCTCAACCGCCGGATCCCGGGCATCACCGACTTCGATCCCACGCGGTGGATGCACGTGAAGTGGCAGGCGCGCCGCTGGCCGTCGCCGGATCCGATCAAGGACATCACCGCGGACCTCATGAAGGTCGCCGCGGGCACGAAGACGCTCACGATGGTCGCGGCGGAGGATGGGCTCGACCTCGAGGAGGTCCTCGAGGAACGGCAGAACGAGCTCGCCCTGCTCGCCGAGTACGGCATCACGAGCACGCTGCCCGGCCAGACGACGCCGGTCGCGAAGGACGAAACGGCCGACGAAGAGACGACCGACGAGAAGAAGTCCGGCGAGGACGACGAGGAGACACCCGCGCGCGCCATGGTGCGCGTCGCCTAGGAGGATTGGAATGAAGAAGCCAACTCCCGAGGAGGTCAGGCAGCTCCGCGAGGCGTATCCGCTGGGGATGCCGCGCTTCGACTACCGCGAGATGATCCTCACGGTGGGGCGCGCCGACGACCTGGACGCGGACATGGTTGCGGCGGCACGCGCGTGCGCAGAGGCCTGTCGCGCGTGCGCGGACACCTGCGACGCCTGCGTCGCCACGGGCTGCGATCACTGCAAGGCCGCCGCGGAGGCCTGCGCGACCGCGTGCCGCAGCTGTGCCGACAGCTGCGATGGCGCGGCCGATGGCTCGGTCTCGATGTCGGACTGTATCGCAGCGTGCAATGCCTGCGTCGCGGCGTGTGCGAGCTGCGCCACCACGTGCGCGGCGTGCCCGTACGGGTATGAGGAGTGCCAGGCCTGTCCCGAGGCGTGCAACAACTGCTCTGCCGTCTGCACGTCCTGCATCACCGCGTGCACCGAGGCGATGGAGCCCGCTGAGGATGACATGCGCGCCGGCGCAAAGAAGAAGGCGGCGAAGAAGGGCAAGCGCGCTGCCGAGGCCGAGGACCCGATCACGATCGCCATCTCGAGCGAGCAGCCAGTCCTCCGGTACGACTGGTGGACCGACGAGATGTACTACGAGGTCCTCGACCACTCGCGCGACGCGGTCGATCTCTCGTACGCGCGCGATGGCCTCCCGTTCGTGATGAGCCACCGCGCGTACGACGGCGACCAGCAGCACGGGCTCGTCGAGAACGTGCGCGTCGAGAAGGACCGGCGCCTGCGCGGCGAGCTCCGGATGAGCCGCGCGCAGCGCAGCCAGGAGATCGCGATGGACATCCGCGACGGGATCCGGAAGAAGGTCTCCGTCGGCTACATCGTCGGCGAGGACTACGAGCAGGTGGCGGGCAAGGGCGCGGACGCGATCCCCACGCGCCGCTACAAGAACTGGATGCCCGTCGAAGCGAGCACCGTCCCGATCCCGGCGGACTACACCGTCGGGACCGGCCGAGCGCTGTCCGCGTCAGGCCAGGCTGCCCTGGCGCGGTTCCTCGAGCTGCATCCCGCGGCTCACCGCAGCCGTTCCACCACCACAACCGCCCCCAAAGGGCAGGATGGCAACATGGCGGATTCCGCCAAGGCCCCCGCTGGGGGCACGCCGGACGTCACGGTCGTCAGGGCCGAAGGCGTCCAGTCCGAGCGCACGCGCGTCACGGACATCACCACCCTCGCGCGGACGCACAAGTGCGAGGACAAGCTCGCCGGCTGGCTGGAGTCCGGGAAGTCCGCGGACGAAGTCGTCCGTGAGATCAACGGCATCCTGAGCGAGCGCCTGGCGAAGCCGGTCGACACGAGCCGCGGCATCGAGCTCGGCGACAAGGAGTACAAGCGCTTCTCGTACGCCCGCGCGCTGCTCGCGGGCATGGATCCGCGCGAGGCCGGGAACGTCGACACGGGCTTCGAGCGCGAGATCATCCAGGAGGCGAAGAAGCGCATGGGCGGGATCTCGGCGAACAAGGGCGGGCTCGTGATCCCGTTCGTGACGCCGGCCGGCCGCGCGAACATCGACTCCGCCACGAGCACCACCGGCGGCGTGTTCAAGTTCACGCAGCCCGGCGACTTCATCGACGCGCTGCGCAACGCGTCGTCCGTGATGCGCGCCGGCGCGCGGGTGATCCCGGGCCTCACCGGTCCGGTCTCGTTCCCGAAGCGGAACGCGGTCGCCACGGCGAGCTGGGTGACGGAGAACCCGGGCTCGGACATGTCGCGGTCGAACCCGACGTTCACGACCGTCTCGCTCGCGTTCAAGACGGTGCAGTCCGCGGTCGCCGTGTCCCGCCAGGCGCTCTTCTCGGCCGCGAGCGGGAACTACGACCTCGAGGCGCTCATCCGCAGCGACCTGGCCGCGGTGATCGCGCTCGCGATCGACCTCGGCGCGCTGAACGGCACGGGCACGTCGCAGCCGCTCGGCATCCTGCAGGACACCAGCGTCGGGACGGCGACGGCGCTCGGCACGAACGGCGGCACGATCGCCTGGACGAACATCGTCGGCCTCGAGGAGGCCGTCGGCGTCGCGAACGGCGTCGGTCGCATGGCGTACCTGACGAACGCGAAGCAGCGTGCGCAGGCGCGTCGCGTGTCGGTCCTGGCCTCCACGGCCGCCGCGATCCCGATCTGGCAGGGCTCCCCGGCGGTGGCCGATGCCGGCGGCGGCGCGCTGCCCAGCGGCGACGGCATCGTGAACGGGTACCCGGCGTACATGTCGAACCAGGTCCCGTCGAACCTCACGAAGGGCACGGCCACCACGGTGTGCTCCGCGTGGATCTTCGGCGCGTTCGAGCAGGTCCTGATCGGCATGTTCGGCTCGGGCTTCGAGGTCCTGGTGGACCCGTACACCCTGAAGCTCCAGAACATGGTGGACATCACCGCCTGGAACTTCGTGGACGCGGCGAACCGGTACCCGACCGCCTTCGCGACGATCAAGGACGCGCTGTAACGCGCGGGACGTACCTGGAGCTGCTGGCCGAGAGGGCGCCGGCAGCTCCGGGGCAGTTCCCCGCCCTCGAGTAACCCGTGTCGATCGCCTCGCTCTCCGGAGACCTGGACAGCATCATCGCCCACGCTGGCGTCGCCGTCACCATCGGCGTCACCAGCGATTACGGCATTCTGCGGACAGAGGAGATCACGGTGGTCGGCGCCGACGGGCAGCTGTCGGTCATCGGGACGCAGCTCACGCTCACCGTGCGCGAAGGGAAGTTCTCCGGTCTCGGGCAGGACGTCGCCGTCACCGCAAACGGGAGCTCCTACAAGATCCGCAGTCCCGGGAAGCCGAAGCCGGACGGCACCCGGAAGATGGTCCTCGTCGAGGCGTCGCCGTGAAGCTCGAGACGGTGCGCCTCGTCAAGGCGGGCCTCGCCGATGCGACGTACGGCATCAACGCGAGGATCGCCGCGCTCACGCTCGACGGCTCGGACACGCGGCCGTCGAACCCGACGCGGTACTACGACGTCGACGACAACTGGGTCGCGCGCCGGCAGATCGACGACGCCGACTCCTCGAACATCAGCTTCCCTGCGCTCGCGGTCTTCCAGTTCGCGCCGCTGCGCGTGGTCGATCCGGAGGTCCACACCGTCGTGCGCGACGCGGACCTCCAGCTCGCCTTCGCGTACCTGGTGAAGAAGCAGTCCTCCGCGGTGGCGGTCCGCGACGCGTTGTACTTCAACCGCGCGCTGCTGCGCTGGTTCACCTGGTTCCAGGCGAACGACCAGTCGAGCGCGTTCCGCACGAAGAACGGCGTGATCATCCGCCGGATCACCGAGCTCACGCAGGACGACGTGCACGAGGAGTGGGGATCCGCCGACTGCATCGCGGCGACGATCGCCACGCTGCGCGTGCGCGAGACTTCCACCACGTAACGGAGCCGCCCATGGGACTGCGCGTCATCGCGAAGGGCCGCACGATCGAGATCCCGCGCGAGGTCGAGGCCGCAGGACCGGACGCGGTGAAGGCCTACACCGAGAAGCTCACGACGACCGCGAAGAAGCCCTCCACCGGTCCGCTCGCGGACCCCGAGGAATAAGCCATGACCGCCACGAAGATCCCCTCGTTCATCGGGCTCGTCGGAAAGCTCGAGGCGTCCTACAACGGCGGCGGCTCGCTGTCGACGTCCACCGACGGCAT